TGCTCATATTCAGTTGATGTGCCCGTCCTGGCTGATGAACATTTGAAGCCAGAACACTTTTCACTTGTGGGAATGTGGCCTCGCGTTAGTTGGCTTGCCAACAGGCGCGGAGTCGATCTACAAGTGTCTGAATTTGAGTTAATCTCGGGGGAGAAGATAAGTTGCACTAACTGGGGGTTACCAAAACCCAACCTGCCGGCGGCATATTTGTCGACAGGAAAATACAACAAAGACCAACCAATGGTAAGCGAGCCTGATTGGGCTCTGGCTTACACGTTCTTGTGTGAGGAGTTTGCTCCCCACATGTTTGAGAGCCGCGTTGTTACCACAGAGGAAGCTGTGGCAAAGATTGATAAAACAACGAGCACAGGTTTTCCTTATAATTTGGACTTTAAGGACAAGAGAACCTGGTTGGAAGAACCGGAAAATGTTGCTGAAATTGATGTTGATTGGAAAAACATGCTTAGAGATGAGTATGTGTTCTTATTTTCAATCTCAGAAAAGGAGGAAATTCGTGCTGTTGAGAAATTGAAGCTGAATAAAATCCGCACTTTCACAGCGAGTCCCGTATTGGCTGTGATTAATGGTACACGTTTGTGTGTTGACACGAATGAAAAGTTCTATGCATCAGCAATGAAGACCGCGAGCACAGTTGGAAAAGATGTGTTCCATCGCGGATGGGAAGATGTGTATCAATCATTAAAACGTTTTCCCTTGGGCTTTGAGTTGGATGTTAGTGAAATGGATTCATCTCTGTTTCACCTAACTTTTGCTGCTATCCTGCAATTTCGTATTAATTGCTTAAGAGAGGAGGATCGCACAGCCGATAATGTTAAAAGGTTAGTTAATTTACAAAAATATTGTGTGGTCAGTGTGTATCTTACCGGACGGTCTCATCGTTCGGAAGACAACAGGGAATCCATCTGGTTCCGTCAATACCATTGTTGATAACACAATGGCGTTGTATTTGTGGTTAGCATATGCTTGGGTGAGGTTAGTACCAGCCCACTTGCGAAACCACGCTGCTTTTCGCCACCATGTTGAGTTAAAACTAACAGGTGACGACAACACTTGGAGTTCTAGTTTCGAAGCGATGCAGTTTTACAATATTGAGAGCATCACAAGAGTGTTTGCTGAACTACTGGTGAAGGTCACGTCACCCAGTATGGAACCTCGTCCAATTGAGGAGTTGACATATTTGTCAAGAAGTTTTGACACCTTTATTAGAGATCCACGCGGTATTCCTGTGTGTGTGCCAGTTCTAGATCGTGAAAAGATGCTGGTGAGTTTGCTTTACAGTGAAAAACCAGCTGATCCTGTGTATTCACTGCTGCGTGCCATTGGTATTTACCAAGTCACGTGGGCCGACGCTAAAATGCGAAAGTTTTTGAAGAGCTACATTTCTTGGTTAATTCGGGAGTTTGGTCCCGTGTACC